TGAACTTCGACAAAGTCTATAACCCCCGTAAACAAATGGCCGTGTGGATGGCGGCGGCTCGTGCGGCAGAGGGCGGTGGCAAACAGACCGAGTCTGGTGAGTGGTACACTGGTGAGGGCGGCACTCCAACTTGGGGATACCTTACCGGGGAACAAAAGGGTGCTAAAAACATACAGAGCAAATACAATCCACCCAAGGGAATGTTCACTCCAAAAGAAACTGACCTGTGGAAGTTTGCCAGACAGCAGTACGGGTTTACAGGCAAGGGTTCAACGAACGCCAACTTGAGGCACCAAAACATTGGGGGCCATAAACTTTTTGATAGAGTCAAGGACATGATTGCCTCTGGAGAGATTAATAACGACTGGATCTCTGCTTGGTCAGAGAGACGCACTCCAACTACCGGGAACCTCACCAAGGCTGAGCAGAAAAAGAACAAGCACTTTGCTGCCGAGTTTAAGAAACACGGTGAAAGTATTAAAAAGAGCCAGCGTGAGTATGATCTCTGGAAGGCTTGGCACATGGAGATTGCTCCTGCTTTGCCTTGGTAGAAGTAGGGAGAGGCCGATTGGTATTCAGCCCCTCCCTGTCCATTACCTTCTGCGAGTCGTTGCGTGACTGAGCCTGTCGTTCCCTGACGCAGCCTCACTCACCCCAGAAGCCTCGTTGCCATCGTCGTCCGTGTCAACCGACACACCACACAGCCCCTGCACCAGCCACCTACGTGCGTACGTGTGGAAGGAGGCGAACTGGTGGACACCTGTCTGCTTCGGGCAATGCACCACAGAATCCCGGCTGTCAGTGCCGTACGCCAGTACCGCTGTGATGTAGTGGCCGTCACGCTCACGCTTGTTGCGCACGATAGTACTTGACGACCCGTCAGTGTGATTGATCTGCTCCTCCTCCGTGTAGTCCATGTAAGCAGGCGACACCTCAGTGTGCAGGGATAGCCCATGCCTGGACAACACCTTACGCACGCTCTTGAGCAATGCGCCAAGGCTTACGTACTTGCTGCGGAAGTGAGTGTTCTCCATATCAGCAGCAGCATCCGCCAACTCACCCTGTGCCATGGCCAATGCCTCACATAGGTTCTCAGGGATCCTCACCACTGCCTTCTGGGTTTGACTCTCTCGCTTCTGCGTCATATCTAGTCCTCCATTTCGTCAAGGGCCTCTCTTAGCCCGTCCTTTAATGTAGTCAACAACTTCTCCGTATCTGCAACGTCACGGAAACACTTGTCGAAGTCGGCGGTGACCTCTGACTGTGTCTCCCCTACTACAAGGTGTGTCTCTACTGACTCGGTCTCTAGTTTACCGAACCAGTTGACGCTTACCGTTATCGTCAGTTCTGCATACTGCTTACCAACCCCGTTCACTATCTCCCTTAGCATTGCCTCTTGGTCTAGTTCCTTGAAGGCACGGAGTAGTTCCTCTCGGTAGGGTACTTGGCTGTCACCAAGAGATTCAAAACCTTCACGTGGTTTCATCTGGGTCCTCCTTGATTTTGAGGGATCGGTAAGTGGACGCCGCGAACTTCTTTGTGTACGCCTTACGCTTACGCTTGTGGTACCTGAGCACCCCGCCGCCGTAACTACCCACCTCTGCATCGCCAAGGCTCTCAAGCAACTTCATCTTTGCTTCCTTGAGCACCTTGCCTGCCTTGCGGTGGACAGCCATAGCCGCTTGGTATTCTTCAACCAACTTGTCGTCTATCGGTACCACCTTGTCGGGCACACGCTTCATACGCTGTATGGTTCGTGGTGCAGGTGTAGTATCAGCAGGTGGCACCCCCGCAAGGACGTTATCCTTCCAGAAGTCACCGCACTGCTCAACTAGCCTGCTGATTATGTCCTCGTCACGATCTACTACGTATAGTTTGAAGGCAAGAACAAAGTCAGGCATAAGGCATGGCACCCACACACGGTCAAGTCCTGTGACAAACATCTGCCACTGCACCTGAGCAATGTAGTGTATGGGTATCTGGTCAGTCCTCTCTTCACCCCAGCCATCACACATGCTGGTAGTCTTCGCTTCGATTGCCTCGTTTGTTCCGACAATCAATGCGTCGAGAGTAGCACTGGCCCACTTGTGTTCCTTGTGCACCCTGAACTGGTTGCGCTTCACCTTGACACCGAGCGATTGGGCTGCAAAATCTATTACAGAATCCTCAAGAAGTATGCCAGCCTGTATCGCCTTGTTAACTGTGTCCTTGGTGTCCTCAAACTCAGCAGTCTTATCGTAGTACACGTCAGACGCTGTCTTCCACGGGCTTACACCTATGATTGCCGGGACGTCAGAGGCACCGATATATTTCCTGCGCCTGAGACGGTGTTTTCCTGTTAATGACACGACTCTTACTCCTTCATGGGCTACGTATCCGAATCGGTACTGTGTCCAATGAGACAGGTTACAATAACACTAGCCACTACTAACGCTAGTGCCTGGAATGCAACCTGCTCACTGGAAAACAGCACAGCAAGGGGAAGAACGGTCAAACACAGGAACAACATGATGATTGCTCCTGCGAAGTACAACTATGCCACCTCGCACTTCATGAACCAGCGACAGTAGTCACCGACCAGCGAAACGATCTCGTCCTCCGCTGCGTACTTAGCATCACGTGTGCCTAAGTCTATGCTTGGGTCTTCGTTGTCGCAGGTCAACAGCGCACTTGAGTACTTGATCAGCCTGTCCAGTTGAGGCGAGCACCTGCCCGTCTCGTAGTTGGAGACTGTCAACTTGGACACACCGCACAAATCAGCGGCCTTCTCCTGTGTGAGGTTGTATTGCTTGCGCAACTGTCGCAGAGGATTGAACTCCCCGTGACGCTTCAACTTGATCAAACGCTTGACCTCTTCAATGTCGAAGGTGCCGTCCTCTTCTGCCAACTGGCTCAAAATACCTGCCAACTGTCGGCTACTGTAGTCTAAGACACCGGCTTCCTGGGCTTCAACGCCGTCCATAACTCATACTCCCTTATCAATCGCATTGGCTCCACACCATACAGCATGGATAGCCTTGTTAGTTTATCAGTGGAGCAGCGCACCCTGCACCGCTCGTAATCACTGATCGTCGCGAGAGACAGGCCCATTGCCTGCCCTACCTCTGATAACTTCAGCCCCTTGAGTTTGCGATACTCCCATAACGGGGACAAAGATTTCCATGTGTCCATGTTATGCAGTATAGTACCTCCCTTCATGCAACCTCAACAGGCTGACCCTACTCCCATGTTAATGGCTAGTTATGTCATGCTATGTGGAGTAAGAAGAGGGGGGCAGGACAAAGCATGACCCCTTTCCCCTGGTTAAACCAATAAACCCCAGGAAAGATCACCCTTTCGTCGTGTCCTGCCCCCTTAGGAAAGGAGAGTTTCAATCAGTCCGTCATACTTCGTCCTGGTCGCAACTCTCCAGTACATTCTCCAGTCGTACTCCCAGCGCAATGAGTGATTCATTGGAGACATCTAACTGGTCTCCCAGATATGATATGAGGGCATGGTTCGATGCCTCTCCGCCACCTAGCACCAGTCGAGCAACCTCCATGACTGTCACTAACTCCGAGGTGTTAAGCGTGTCGTCGGACCGGTCAGGTGGAGGGTCACCCATGAGGGGCTTGTCGTCTGGCAGCCAACTCCATGTCCCATCTTCGCGTCTCTCAGGCATAACTCCCCACTCTCTGCACGAACGCCGCAAGGTTGTCGAACATGAACCTTGAAGTCTTGTCCTTCTTAGCCGGAACACCGAGTGGCTTCAAGCACACGAGGCTACGGCTAGGGTCCAGTCCCCTTGCGTCATTCTTCGTACCGTCTACAAGAGTGTATCCGATCTCACCTACGAGGTCAAGCGCAGGATCGTCATGAATCTCAGGAAACTCACGGAATACCGCAGCCACATTGCCATGGCTCTTCACTTCATGCCAGCGAGTTGAGGTACCTATGATTGCCGAGGTCCAATGATCCCTACTACCTGCACTGAACGTCAGTTTGTAGTTGATCGGGAAGCCTTCAAAGAAATGTGACAGTGTCCCACTAAGGTACTTCACCATGCGAGGGTAGTCCTTAGTGTAGTCAAAGAACATTATGTCAGGCTCCCTGTACTGTAGCCACTTGATAGGGCTGTACCTGTCGCTATACCAATCAAGGTCACTACCCCCATTGAGCCTGACCCATAGGGCCAACTCTCCAGGTGCGTAGCGTACCCCCTTCTTGGTGAAGCCTCGGTCAACCTTCCTCTTGAGTTCCAGTATCTCTACCACAAGGCACTCATAGAACGCCTCCTTGTCCGCTATGTACAAGAGCGTCTTCAATGCCTCGTAGATGTGCAGATCATGGTACTGCAACCTGCCTGCGTACTGGGCTAGGCATACAAACTTACAAGTACAAGCGTAGTCGCAAGCATTGAATACCCTAACCCTGTCCAGCAGTGTGTCGAATGGTATGCCAGCAGCAGCAGCAACAGCAGTGACTAGCCGCCTTCCAAGTGCGGTGCCTTCTGCGTGGTACTTGCCGCTCTCTGCCTCATTGAACACCATACGATAGAGTGACTTCTCTGGTGACAGGTACATGACTGGTGTCAGTACGCCACCCTTCAAGGACTTCTCTACCTTGAGGCTAGTTCCTAGTAGGTTCTGTAGAACGAATGGTCTCCCGCCTGCTTGACGGAAGACATTAGGTACTTCCACATACATGACTCTACTCCTTTCCAAGAGTATTCCATTACTCCAGGGGGGTGTCATGATAGATAGCGTAGGGTTGGGCGGAGGCACGGACTCACTGAACACGTACCCCCGCCCATAGATCACCCGTTCATTCTCGAAGGAACCAAGTGGTTGCCACCATGTGCACCGCACGGGTATGGAATGGTGTCGTCGTCAACGGAGTCGAACCTTTCAGATACCACGCTCAGTACCTCCAGTACACGCTCAGTCTGCGCCTTCGGTGGCACGTACGCTTTGCTGATACCTCCGAGGTACTCAGTGAGGCACTGCCGTAAGCCGAATGCACTCAGTCCACCGTCTACTGCCGTATGTGCACCACTCGCTGGCAGGTCCGTGTTGACCGTCTTGTCCATATTGTCGAACCGATCAAGGTAAGACTCCAGCACCTGCACTGTCTTGGTCAGGCTCTTGCCGCTGCACTCAATGCCTGCTCCAGGTGTCCACTCAACGGTACCACGATGGGCGAAGACGTCCTCGTATGTGCCTGAACGTTGCTTACCTGGTTCTACCGGAACTCGCACAATACCAGGCATATCGTCGGTCTGGTGGGGTCTACACCTACCCGTTACTCTGTCCCAGACAGGCTCATTGTCCATCCACTGCTGACGAGAACGAAGCAGGTTCACCGTGGTGTCTTCACCATGCAGTACATAGTGAAGGGCCCTGGCGAACTGGTCCTA